GATGTTTTCAATGACCGCCAAAGATTTGTTATAGACTATAAAAATGGAGATACAGTTAAAATAAGAGAATTCGTAAAAAGTATATTGCCAAATATTGAGGTTTATTACTACGACAAAACATACGAGTAGTTTGTGCTAATATAAATACATGCCTAGACCCACTGTAATGACACCAGAGATAATAGATAAGTTTCGACAGGCTTATCTAATTGGTGCTACTAATGAAGAAGCTGCACACTATGCAGGTGTAGCTCCGAGTACTCTATATTTGCACATCGAGAAGCACCCAGAGTTTTCAGAGCAAATAGCAGGCTGGAAGTCTGAACCTATACTAAAAGCCAAACAAACAGTAGTTAAAGGCCTAGATGATATAAAAAACAGTCAATGGTATTTAGAGCGCAAGCGCAAGTCAGAGTTTGCACAAAGGCAAGAACTCACTGGAGATGAGGGAGCAGCTATAAATGTTATAATAGAGGACACCTATGCAAAACAGCCAAAGTTTAGAACAGACAATAACAATGCCGAAGCTGATGACTTGGCAGAAGACAGTAGCGAATAGCGACGCACGCTTTAAGATTTTAAGATGTGGCCGTAGAACTGGCAAAACTTATTTTATACTTATCGACGCCATATCTTGGTGTTTGCAATATCCAAATATAACTATTGCCTATGTAGGGCTTACCTATGGCCACGCTAAAGATGTCGTATGGGAGGATTTGCTTAAGATAGCAGGCGACACTATTACCTATAAAAATGCTAGCGAGCTAATAGTTAAATTTAATAATGGCTCAAAGATAAAGCTGTACTCTTGGGACAGCGTAGATAATATGCTAGGTAAGAAGTACCACAAGGTTTATTTAGACGAAGCTGCAGTGGCTAGAAACCTAAAAAACGCTTGGGAAAATGTAATTGAGCCGACGCTACTTGATTACCACGGAGAAGCTTGGTTTACTTCTATGCCCAGGGGCAAAGGCCAATTTAAGGAACTTATTGACAGGACAAAGTCGTTAGGCGATTGGCAAGATTTTCACTATACAAGCTATGACAATGAGATGATACCAGACATCAAAGCAGACCTAGACAGAAAAAGAATGGACATAGCCCCCAGCGTATTCGCACAGCAGTATCTGGCAGAGTTTACAGACCTAGAGGGCCGAATATATACCGAGTTTAGCCGTGACGACGCAATAGCCGAATGCCCCTTTGAGCCTGTTAGCTATGGCTTTAGCGTAGACTTTGGCTACAATCACCCTTTGGCAGCTTTTGTATACGCAATAGACAAGGACAGCAATATTTATGTAATGAAAGAGCTATACAGAAATAAGCTAGATGACCAGATGAGGCTTAAAGCAATACAAGATATAACCGAAGGCTTAGAGATAGATGTTGCTGTAGCAGATAGCGAAGACCCTATCGCAATACTTGGCTTAAACAGAGAATTACCTTTTTATCTAAACAGCGCAGTTAAAGGGCCAGGCAGTGTTGTATCTGGCATTAACTTAGTCAAGTCAGCATTGCACTCAGGCCAGTTAAAAATATCTGATAAATGCGTAAACCTAGTTGATGAGTTAGAAATGTACAGCTGGAAGCTAGATAAAGACGGCAAAGAATTAGATGTGCCTATAAAAGAAAATGACGACGCGGTAGACAGCTTAAGATATTTTGTTACTAAAATGCTTAGCAATAACAATATTGGCATAGATGACATTGTGCTATAATAATCTGAGAGTCCCTTGAGACCATAATTAGGATTATATTTAATGAAAATCTCAGACAAGATTAAGTCAGCTTTTAAGTCGCTTTATAACTCAGAGGTAAGAAGCTCAACTTCACCTATTGGGCAAGTATTAAGAAATTATCAAAAAGAAGCAACATTCTCGCCAGTAAGGCAATTGCAAGGTATAACATTTAAGGGCATAGACAAGATAGGCACATCGCTATCTATTTATGAGCCTATTATAAAACGCAAGTCAGGCGACATATATGTTAACCACCCACTGCTAACTTTGTTTGAAAACCCAAATAATAACCAGCAAAACCCATCAGACTTTATACATTTATTTGGTATGCTATTTGAAATTTACGGCGAAACTTTTTGGTATTTAGTAAAAGGCGAGTCTAGTCAAAAGATTAAAGAAATATACCTATTGAACCCAGCCCAAATGGAGCTTATTATTGAGCAAGGCGAGCTAATTGGCTATATTCTACATAAGGCAAACGGACAACAAGTGCCATTCACTTTAGATGAAATATACCACGACAAACGCCCTAACCCATTTAACGAGTGGCGCGGAATGTCAGTAATGGAGAAGGCGGCTACATACATAGACACCGAGATTACTACTTCTGTATTTACTTTGAATTATATGAAAAACAACGCTAGCCCTAGCGGAATTGTATCGCTACCAGATATGGACAAAGAGACATTCAAGATGTTTGCTTCACAATGGCGCGAAGGCTATGAGGGACCAGAGAACGCTGGCAAGACTGCATTTATACGCGGTGGCCAAGCAGACTTTAAGGCAGTAGGCGCAACGCTTAAAGATGTAGACCAAGAGATTACTCGCAAAATGGCTAAGAACGATGTGCTGATGATGTTAGAAGTGCCAAAAGAAATACTAGGCATGACAGATGGCGGAGCGCTCGGCCGTAACACTGTAGAAGCTTTTGGCTATATGTATAACAAAGAAAAGATAGAGCCAATTATGCGCAGGCTTGATAGAATATATGAAAATATTTGGAACACACAGAATGGCGTCGGTGAGCAAATAGAAGTTACTCACGAAACACCTGTACCAGAAGATAAAGAATATCATCACAAAATGCACAAAGATTTGGTTAATATTGCACTTACAGTAAATGAAGTTAGACAAATGATAGGCTATGAACCTATTGAAGGTGGTGACGAATTGCATACGCCTGTTGCAGCAGCAGCGCCGATTGAGTCAGTTGAAGATGAGTCTAGTAAAATAAGCATTGTTGGCTTTAAGCAAAAAAAAAGTAAAGGCCAGATAGCCAAAGAACTTAACAACAAGCAAGAAGAATTCAGGGGCAAGCTAGTAGCTACCAATGAGATTTATATGGTTAAAGTTAAAAAGGTTATATCTACCTTTGCACGCAAGCAAGGCGAGCTAGTTATATCTAAAATCAACGCTAGTAGCAAAGCTTATGAAGAGTGGCTATTTAATATAAAAGAAGAGTCAGTAGTCTTAGCCGAAGCAATAACACCTGTAATGCTAGAGCTAATGAACGCACAGATTGAAGACACAGCTAACTTTATAACAGGCGAGCTAATTACATTGTCATCAGATGTAAGAAAAACAGTAGATGTATCAGTCAATCAAATATCAGGGCTATTTAATACAGATACTGTAAAGGCACTTGAGAAAACCCTATCAGAAGGCCAGGCCGCAGGCGAAAGCTTAGTTAGCCTCAAGAAAAGAGTAGAGAGTGTTTACAGTGACGCTAAAGGTTACCGAGCAGAGCGAATTGCACGAACAGAAAGCTTAAAAGCCAGCAACCTATCAGCACAAGATGTATATTTTCAAAACGGCTATAGCGAAGTAGAGTGGTTCATAAACCCCGGAGCTTGCGAGTTTTGCAAGAATTACGCAGGCCAGACAAAATCTATCGGTAGCGTATTTAATAAAGTCGGCGATGTTATAACACTAGACTCAGGTAGCACAATGCGAATAGAGTATGCCGACATAGGAACACCACCATTGCACCCTAATTGTACTTGCTCGATTGTACCTTCAGGCAAGCCAGCGAGCGCTTAGCATGGAAAAAAACCAAGAACTGTACCAAGAAGAGCAAAGACAGTTATTGCTTGACCTAAATAAGGGTATGTCATTGCTTAGTGTAAAACTGCAAGAGCAGATAGACGCTTACGAAGTGCCAGTAAAATCTTTAGAGGTTAGTGGCGAAGTAAAAGTAAATACTGAAAAGACTATTGAGGTTAGCAACTTAACAGAACTACAAGAAGCTATCAACAGCCTTGAAACTACTTTATCAACAGCTATTGTGGAAAACTCTTACAAACCTGTGGATAAAGTATCTGTTAGCAATATAAAAGAAGCCATGCCAAAAGATTTAGCTATAACTAATCTTGCAGAGCTAAAAAAGTATTTTGACAGTATTGGCCAAGCTATAAAAGCTAATCAGCCTATAATTGAAGTACAAAAGCAAAATGTTGTATTCCCTACCAGCGCAGGCCAGCCAGTATCAGTTAGGCTATCTGACGGCAAATCATTTTATAAGGCCGTAGCCGCAATAGCTAGCGCAGGGCTTAGCAAACTGGCTGAAACTAATCTTGAGTCATTACTCTTTGATGGCTCTGGCAATCTTAAAGTAACTAGCACAGGCGGCAGTGCTACTAGCTCTAATATATCTAATGACTTGTTTGGTAGTGCAATGACTGCAACCAATTTTAATCAGATTGAAATAGATTTCTCTTCAACTGCTGCACATTTACTTACAGAATTAACAACTACAGCTACAAGTGGCGGTAGTGCCTCACTAGCAAATGGACAAGCCACGCTTACCACAGGTGCAAATACTAATGGCGGCTTCAAAGCTGTAAGCAATCTATCTACAGAATATCGCCCAATGTCTGAGACTTATGCAGCTTTTTCAACAATATTTACAGCAGGCTTAGCAAACTCTTACCAAAGAATAGGACTTTATAATACAAACAATGGTTTCTTTATAGGCTTTGAAGGTACATCTTTTGGAGTAACTAAGCGTACATCAGGAGCAGATACAACTATTGCTCAAGCTAGTTTTAGTGAAGATACTCTCACTGGTGTCAGTACGTCTACATTTACTCGCAATGGTACACCTGAAGCTTTAGACATTACAAAAGATAATCTATACAGAATACGCTTTGGCTGGTTAGGTGCTGCACCAATTTATTTTGAAGTATTCAGCCCTGATGGTGAGTGGGTAGTATTCCACAAGATTAAACACCCAAATAGTTCTACCTTGCCGTCAATTGCAGAACCTAATCTGCCTATTACAATGGACATTAAAAAGACTACTGGTGGTGCTACTGTATTAAACATATCTACAGCTTGTTGGGCTGCTGGGACTACAGCTCCACCTAGCGCTGAAGAAACTAAATATGGCATATCTGATATAGAAGCCACAGCAACTTATAAGTACTTTGGATTTCAAAAGGGCAACCAATACTGGTATATAATGAGAAAGACAATAGCAACTAAGAAGTTTGAGTATGTAGCAGGAGCTTCGGCTTATGCCACAGCCTGGACTAACCGAGCCACACAAACTTATACAGATTATGCGACAGCATTTTAGAAAGGAGTAATATGATAGCAAAAATAACATCAAAGTCAGAGCTAACACTAAACCTTACACAGCATTTCGTGTTTGATATCTTAGATGGCGATACACCAATTCTAACTAGCCAAGTAGTAGAAGCCGTGCCATCTAATGCAGAAACTGAAATCAAAAGCCGATTAGACGCATTTGTAGCAGAATACGAAGTATCTCAAGACATTGAAGTCGGAACGGAGATAGTCTAGTGGCACTCAGAACTTTTGTATCTGCGGGAGTATTTGATACTCATGTTGGCACAACTACTATATCTACATCAACTACAAGTATAACTGCTGCTGGTGTGACTAGTGCTGGTTTTACTGCACCTAATTTAGTCAACGCTGCCACAGGTGCTTGGGTATATATTGCGACTATTCCAACTACTATAAATGTAATTGTAGAATTGCAAGAGTCAACAGTAACAAAAGCAACAGCCACAATGAATAACGCAGATATTAAACTTGGCTGGAATTATGCCAGATTTACTACTCCGTATGTATTTGCTACTCTTACAGCGTCAGCTTACAGAGTCAAAGCGTACAGCTCAGGTGGTACATCAGGCACTGTGCTAGGTGCTAGCTCGTCAACCTTACAGACAACAGTAACTTATAACACAGCTTCTGCTTTAGCGGCCAATGATGATGTCTGGGTGGCTGGCTTTCATAACTCAGGACTTACAGGCAAATCTTTAGTATTCTCAGGGGCAGTAGCAGCAGTTGTTGGCTCAGGCACAGACAAAACTATGGCTAGTGGGTTTGTTGCTTCTATGGGTGCAGCTATTACTGTCGGTACAGGTGGCTCGGTGTCAGCAGATACAAGTGTATCAACCTCACTGACTGTCAGAGGCTCAATTGTAACCTCAGGCACAGGTGCATTCAATTGGACAGGCAATATATCTAACAAAGCCCTTGTTTCTACATTAACAATGGACTGCAACACTACTAACGGCGAGTTTGGTTTTTTTAACTCGGCTGCAAGGGGTGGGCAATTTACATTTACAGGTGCAGATTATGTAGCGTCAACCAAATACGCTTCTGGCGTAGGCACGGCCGCAAACCCTTTAATCGTATCAACAGGCTGGGACGCTGATGTTGGTGATGAAATAGTAATCGGTACTTCTACCGCCTATAACCAAAACGAAATAAGATATGTAATCACTCGCAACTCATCTACATCATTTGTATTGAGTGCCACTGCTGGTGGCGTAGAAGCTGCTTTAACTTACACGCACGCTGCTGGGGTACATATAGCTAACTTGACTAGAAACTGTATCGTAAGGCCTTTGACAACGACCAGAGGGTATAAGGTATTCTCACAAAGCACTATATTAACATCAGACTTTGGACTAACTCGCTGGGAATACTCTAGCGCAGCTTCATCACACGGACTTAACTTCAAGACTCTAGCCGCCAGCGTAGATACTATGGATAAGGCAGTATTCTACCAAAACTCAGTAGGCAACAGAAATACCTTAAACATTGACGCCTGTACAACCGCTGCCACAATTACAGATGTAGTTGCCTATGGTAACCAATGTACTAATACAGCTAACGCTGCAATCGGCACGCTAACTGCCTCAGGCCAGACATTCCAAACTTGCCTAGACTTTGGTGGAGCTGGCGTATCTGTCAGCGGTACATCATTTTCAGTCAGAACAAACTCATCAAACATTACATTTAACGATTGCCACTCTTACGGAGCTAATGGCTCTAACACCGCAGCAATTAGTGCTATCTATGTTAGTGGTTCGAACAACATTAACTTTACTGATTGCACAGTCAATGCTTGCCGTACCAACGGAGTCTACTTTAGCTCGGCAGTAGAGATATTATTTACTAATTGTAACTTTGGCACGCTATTTACTAATGTAATAGACATTTTGACTCTAACGACAACTTATAACACAGCAGTATTCAAGGATTGTACATTTGCCTCAGCAACCCTAATAAGTGGCTATTTATTGCAACTTGATGGCTCGGACATAGCATTCCAAGACTTTGGCACTAACTTATCGTCACACCGCTGGTACACTAACAAAGGTTCGTTCTGGTCTAGTGGTGCAGGCTTAACCGATACAACTGTAAGAACCGCAGGCTCACTAGCTTGCGCAATCAAGCCTGAGAACGCTACTACTGGTGCGACAATGACATTCAAGATACCAGCCAACCCTACATCTCAAGTGCAGGTCTATGGCTATCTGTATCGCAATGCTACATTTAGCTCAGGAGTTTTAAGGGTAGATTTATACTTGCCTGACACCTTACTTACTTCACCACCTGACGATAGCGTCACAATGGCTACTACTACATTAGCTTGGCTACCCTGGACACTGACAGCTAATTACACCTCAGCTGAAAGTAGATACGCAACAGTAATTATCACCGCAGTTACCGCCACTGCTGGAGCTTACGCATTCCTAGACGACATTTATGACGCTGGACTTACTAACAAAGTGGCAGGCCTTGACCTGTGGGATAACGGACATATCAGCCCAATTATTGTAGCGGCCGATTACTCATCTATACCTGACCAATCTCGCATAGCAGTC